AAAGGATAAGTAAATATTGCTTTTAAATACCCTTTTGTAATGCGTCCATCAATCGCTATGTGGCACACAATTGAAGCCCCATTCCAATTCTCGTAAATCACGCCTGCAATAATCTGACCGTCACGCTCTAAGCCAATTGCTTGCGACCCGTCTGCAAAATACTTACCCTGCACTCGCTCTGCTACCCAATGGCCTATTTCAGCGCCTTGGACTATATGCCACCCCAACCTTGTTGATAAACAATGTCCGTCGATGCCCATAGAATTGTCGTTCCTTGAGAGGCAGATTTAAACTGTGTTGCAGCGCAATAACCGATCCCAGTCACGCCTTGCCAATTGTTTGTGATTACCGTATCCGTTGCCCAATAGCCAACATCCCACAACGCAACGTCCCATTTAGCAGATACTTGTGGGCTAAAACTTAGCGCCGCAGTCGTGTCTGCCAAGTCAAAATCCATGTTTAAACCAATGAATATTGACGGTGTACCGTTTGTAAAGATTGACGGTCTAGCTCTAGTGAAATACTTTTTGTACCCACGGGCATCAAAGTAATTAAACGCTTGCAACGCATAGCCGTTTATGTCGCTTGTGTCATCAGCGTAGTTGTCATCCCACGCATGGGCAACAAATCCATTGCCACCCCAGTACGGCTCGTTGTCAAAGATTGCCCAACAATTAGCAGCTTGACCTGTGAAGTTACACCAGGCTTTCGTGATGTTATTCATTACATATTGCTGTTGTTGACCTTGAGCAACTGGCACATTGACCGTCAACGCATTGTGTTGCGGGTCAAAAATAATATCCCACCCAAAATTACCGCCATATTGTTGCGTTGCGGCAGTAAATGCACCTTGAATCTTGTCAGACAACGCAACACGGGGATCAAGCCTAGATGATTGCAGGCTTGCGGCAAGTGGATATAGACCGTTGTAAGTCAACATTAGCATATCGCCGCCGTACTTTAGTAGGCATCGCTTGCCAACGGGCTTGCCAACCCTCCAAACGCCGATTAGCGCCCACTTTGTAGAATCTGAGGGATCAGTACCCGCCCAAACAATAATCTCGCCATTGGACGTTATAAAAACTAAGTTATCGTCTACGCCGTAGCCGGCATCAATTGTCCACGTCCCTACGGCAACCAAGAACCCACCAAGTTGGGCAACCGAACTCATGTCAATTGCGTTAGCTGCGCCTGCAATGCTCAAAGTTGGCAAATACCATGCTTTGAGAGAATTGTTCTGCGTAAACCAAACTTGGTTTTTAAAAATAGCAATATTGCTTAGACTGCTTGCCGTTACGCCAGTAATTGTTGGATTTGTCCATGCTGACCCGTTGTACAGTAACGGCGCATCTACGCCATTGACCAAATACAAGTAGCCGCCGGCTGGCGTTGTGACGTTGGTGTATTCCCATCTTGCATTACTTAAACCCGTCTTTACCGCTGCGCCAACTGCACCGCCGGCAGTACAGTCATAAATCGACGTTCCTGCAATTGCAAACAATTCGTCAGTTGCACCGCTTGAATAACCCATCAGAGTTTCAACTTGACCCGTAATGCCGGTGGAATATTTAGTGTATCCACCACGCAACACCACATTGTTGACTGTGGGGAACAAATTGGTTAATTGAACGGCATCTAGCGTATCCATGTTTGCAATGGAATCTCGCACGTTCCAACCGCCAATAGGGGCTGGCAACGATTGAACCCGTGCCGCCGTACCTTGAACAAGTCGGCTTGCCATGCTACAATCTCCCCATACTTAACAGACGGGGATTGTCATGGAAGAATGGCGTAATGTTGTTGGATTTGAAGGTATTTACCAAGTTTCTAATTTTGGTCGTATTCGATCTGTAAAAACTGGCAAAATTAAAGAGCAGACGGTTCACGATAATGACAACCGACCTTACCTTGGATTGTGGAAAAATAACAAACAAAAGATTTGCAGACCGCACAAATTGGTAATGGAGGCTTTTGTAGGAATTCGACCACAAGGCATGGAGTGCTGTCATAACGATGGAAACCCACAAAATAATCATTTGAGCAATCTTAGATGGGATACATCTAAAAACAATCATGCTGATAAAGTTAAACATGGCACTACAAATCGTGGCGAACAATGTGGCACAGCTAAATTGACGCTTGAACAAGTTAGAGCCATACGCCAAGACGATAGATTGCAACGAATTATTGCTGCTGAGTATGGGGTCAAGGACAACACAATTAGCAGAATCAAGTCGGGCAAACGATGGGCGCATTCTAGTTAACCCCAAAACCCGTATCAGGAATATTGTCGTAGCCAATCAAGACTGTGCCTGGGCGTGGTGCAAACGACAAGTTAGCCGCTGACGTATCCTGCGCCCGAACAATCTCAAACTCCTCGATATAGTTGCGATACATCGCTGTCGTATCAAAGCCTTTAGCCTCAAAATACTTGAGCTTAGTAGCCAATACCATCAGTCGATCTGGGTAAATGCAAGTATCTGTGTCGGCAGTAAATGAATTTTTTACAACGCCTGTGTCGGACAATGCCCAACCTTTTGACCGATACTCGTAGCCTAATAGCTCGTTAGTCGAAACGCCAGGCCAAATCTGAAAGTATTTGCCCAACAAGCGCCAGCGAATCCGTGGGCCAGTAGCGATAAAGCCTGATAACAACCATTCCCATTGTTGTGGGCTTTCAGGCCCAAGCATTTCCCAATGTTTCGATTTGTCCCAATGGGTGCGTGGTACGGTTGATTCGTAATCTGAGGGTAGATCGTACTTGACCTTTTCAAAAGCGATGAGTAACTAAACTTTAAGGATTATCATGGCATTTCCATCAAGAATTATGGGCGCAGGCAATTCATCGTTAACGGCTCAAGTAATCTGTGGCGAAGGCGCTGTCGGCCTAGTCGCTACTGGCACAACCGCAGCAGATGCTTTGCAGCTAAACGTGTCAAACAACACAATTACGACTTCAGCAGCATCGACTGGCGTTAAGTTGCCACCATGCGAAGTTGGTGCAGAAATGATTATTCGTAATGATTCGGGTCAGACAATTACCGTCTATCCTTTTGCAACAACGACTACAATGAACGCAGCTGCGTCAAGTGTTACGCTTGCAACGGCTAAAACAATGTTGGTAAAAGCAACTTCCGCAACTACATGGGTAACATTAACAGGGGCTTAAATTGGCTTTAGACAGCGATATTCACAGCGCAGACAACCATTTGCACGTTGAATTTTACGTTTACGACAAAGAACCGTATAAAGAAAAGCCGTTTGTTAGAATTACAGTACCAGGCGATAAAACGAACATTGTTGACCAACCCGTTCGGGAAGATCACAAAAGACGTTTTCCACGCCAATGGTTGCACTTTCAGATGCAAAACAATAACGCAGAAGTTATTGGTGTGCCTCTGAGCCAATGGGTAAAAGACGATCCTGAAAACTTTAACGATATGCAGATGGCAGAATTGCAAATCTTTAAGTTTCAGACCGTTGAGCAAGTTGCTACCGCTACCGACAACCAATTGCAGCGTGTTGGCATGGGTGCGGCAGGCTTGCGAGAGTTGGCAAGGCGTTATTTGCAAGTTAAAAACCAATCTTCAAGCCAGACTGAGATTGAAAACACTAAGCAGGAACTTGCTCTAGTAAAAGAGCAAATGGCGGCTTTGATGGCTCAGTTGTCGGAAAAGAAGGTTGGGAGGCCAAAAAAAGAGGAATAAATGTCATCAACGATGCTACAGCTAGTCACCCAAGTTACCAATGAATTGGGTGTATCAACGCCAACTACTGTGGCATCGAATACGAACCAAGATGTAATTCAAATCTTGGCGTTGATGAACGCTGCCGGTTATGAGTTCTTGCGAAAGCATGACTGGCGGGAACTAACCAAACAACATACATTCACCACCGTTTTTAGCGTAACGACAGGTGATGTGGTTGAAGATACATACACAATTACTGGCATCCCATCGACAGCTGGGCTTGATACAACGTATCAGGTCGTGGGCAACGGCATCTCAAATGCTGCTTACATTGAATCGGTTGACTCGGCTACGCAAGTCACGATCAACTTACCCACTACAGGGACGTATTTAGGCACTTCAATCACTTTTGAAAAGGTCAAGTACGATCTACCCTCAGATTACGAATCAACCGTACCACGCACCCATTGGGACAAATCGAAACATTGGGAAATGCTTGGGCCTGAAAGTCCACAGCAATGGGAATGGCTGCTATCAGGCTTTATCGCTACTGGCCCACGGATTCGCTGGCGCTTGTTGGGCAAATACTTTCAGATTTGGCCTGGCGTTTCGACTAACGAGCTATTAGGCTACGAGTATCG